CGTCCGCCATCTGCGACGCCATCATCGCCGCCTGCTCCACCGAAAAGCCCCGCCGCACCCTGGAAGCCAAAGCCCGGCAGGTGGAGCACATCCTCACCAACTCAAGCCGCTCCGGCTTCTCCCACATCCTCATGATAGAGGAAGCGCACGACCTCTCGATCCAAACCCTCAAGTACCTCAAGCGCTTTTGGGAGCTGGAGGACGGCTTCAAGAAGCTCCTTGCCATTGTCCTAATCGGGCAGGTCGAGATGAAGGCCAAGCTTGACGAGTCCAAAAACTGGGAAGCGCGGGAAATAATCCGCCGGATGGAGATCCTCGAGCTGGAGCCTTTGGCTGACAAGAAGGAAGTCGCCGGGTACCTGGACCTGAAATTCTCGCGGCTCAAAAAAGATCGGAAGGAAGTCTTTACCGACGACGCCTGCGAGGCCCTTGCCCGAAAGCTCCAGCGCCAAACCAGCAACGACATTGTGTACTCGGTCGCCTACCCCCTGCTCATCAACAACTGGGCAAGGAAAGCGATGAACCTGGCGGCTTCCATGAAAGTCAAAATCGTGGACGCCGACGTGGTGAACAGTTTGTAAAAAGCTGCTTGGGAGGGGAACCATGGTGCAAATGCAATTTCAAATAAAGGAAGAAGCAATGGACGCGCTGAAAGCCGAAGCCGCAAAGATGGGGGTAACGCCTAACATCTTTGCCCGGCTTATCATGCACAAACACTTTAGCCCGCCGGATGCGGAATCAAAAACGTACACCTTCACCGCCAAAAACTGGCGGGAGATAGAGGCGTATGTTGAAGTGAAATGCCTGGGGAATGTCGAGGCGTTTACGACAAGGGCACTGGAAGACGTAATGTCCAAAAACCGCCTTACAGCGGTTCAAAAAGCAAAATATGAGAAATTACTCGGCAATTGAAACAGGCCCCGCTGCGCGGCGGTGCGAAGGGGCTCTGTGGGGAGGTTAAATGGGGCCAGCGGAAAACGAAAACAGGCGCAAAAAGCTCATCCAGCTTATCCATGTCGGCAAGGCGAAAATGGCCCTTGGCGACGACGCCTACAGGGCTTTCCTCGAAGGCGCTGCCGGGAAGAGCTCCTGCGCCGACATGAGCGAGCGCCAGCTTGAAGCGGCGCTGCGCGCCATGAGGCGCAACGGCTTCAGCCAGCTCCCGAACAGGGTAAAGCCCGAAGAGCAAGGCATGGCGAGCCCAGGGCAGCTTGAGTACATCAAGGGGATGTGGCAGAAATGCGCCCGGAACAAAAGCGACGCGGCCCTTTCGGCTTTCGCAAGCCGCATCGCCGGGGTCAAGTCGCTCCGCTTCCTTACTATCCACACAGCGCAGAAAGTAATCCTGGCGCTGCGCGACATGATGGCGAAAGCCGGGTTCGATCCCGACACGTCGGAGGCGCTGGATGGCTAAGGCCAAGACCCGGGGGCTTGTGGAAGACCTGATCCTTTCCTGCGCCTCAGGCGGGGTATCGTCGGAAACCTCGCAAAAAGCCGTGCGGGCTATTTGCAGGCACTACGGCGGCCAGATGGTCTACATCCCGGCAAGGAAGGCAGACGGCTCTTCCGCGGAAAGCCTGCGCGGCGTTATCGCGGACGCGGTGGGCGACAGGCTCGCGGGAAAAATCCTCGACAGGATCATGATCCTTTACGGGCGCATGCTCTTGTATATCCCGCAAGAAGACAAGGCTTTCCGCAAAACCATCGCGCTTGAAATTTACGAGCGCAACGGGAACAAAGGGGCTGCCATGCCCGATTTGGCCAGGGAATACCATATTAGCCTTGCCTACGCTTATAGGCTTTGGAAGGAAGGCCGGAGCGAAAAGCTAAGGCCCTCCATGCCGTACCTGCCGTTCCTGGAGATGGCCGAAAATATTAACCCCGGTTAATATAAAAAACGCTTTTTATTTTACTAGGCTGTCTGCATGGAAACGGGCAGCCTTTTTTTATCCCTCAACTTCGAATGCGAAATTCCCAGCCGGATCACCTTGCTCCCGCCCGACAAAACCATAAAAGGGCGCGACGGGCGGGAATGGAAGAACACGGACCCGAAGCGGGCCGCGCTTAACTCCATGGCCCGCCTTCAAATGCTGCCCATAGACGAAAACCATTCGACGGATTTGGCCGCGCCAAAAGGCGGCCCCGCCCCGGCCTTCGGCTGGATGAAAAACCTTTGCGCCGACGCGTCAGGCGCCATATGCGCGGACGTCGAGTGGACGGAGCGAGGGCGCGAGGCGCTTGCAAAAAAAGAATACCGGTTCATTTCCCCGGTTTTTTTGTTCAACGAAAAAAGCGAAATCAACTGCATCCTCCGCGCCGCCCTTACCAATTCGCCAAACCTGCAATTGCCGGCCCTCAATTCCGAACAAAGCTCGGGCGAAGGGCCAGGAAAAAATATTATCAAGGAGTCATCCATGGATCTCAAAGCATTATGCGCGGCCTTGGGCTTGCCCGAAACCGCGACCGAAGCCGAGGCGCTCGCCGCGGCGAAATCGCTGAACGCGTCAAAGGCAGCCGCCTCGGCGCAGACAGACACGTCGAGGGTCGACCTGACGGCCTACGCGCCAAGGGCAGACCTGAACGCGATGGAAGCCAGGGCGGTCACCGCGGAGAAACAGCTAGCCGACCTGAACGCGGCCCAGCTTAAAAAGGACGCGGAAGCGGCGGTGGACGAGGCGATCAAAAACCGGAAGTTCGCTCCGGCAAGCCGGGCGGAGTACCTGGCGCTTTGCTCCACTCAGGCGGGGCTTGAGTCCTTCAGGAAGATCGCCGCCGCTACCCCGGCGATTATAAGCGCGGATACCCAGGCTCCGGATGGAACTCCTCCGGCTGCCGGAGGCGGGACGGCGCTGAACGCCGAGGATGTCAGCGTAAGAAAAGCGCTGGGCTACAGCGATGAAGAGATTAAGAAAACCAGGGGGGAGACAAAATGATCATAACCAGCGGCGTTTTAAACGCACTGCGCACCGCGCTCCGCGACGAGTTCCGCACAAGGATGGCGGACATTGACGCGAAGCCAATTTGGAAGCTTTTGGCAACGATTATCACGTCCAGTACCAAGAGCAACACCTACGGGTGGCTTGGGGCATTCCCCCAGCTGCGTAAATGGGTCGGCGACCGCGTCATTAAGGATATAGCCGAATTCGCCTACCAGATTGTCAACGAAAAGTACGAGTCCACTCTTGGGGTCGACCGCACCGACATCGAAGACGACAGCCTGGGCCAGTACCGGGTATTGGCGCGGGAAATGGCCGACGAGTTCGAGCGGTTCATGAACCGCAACGTGGCGGCCCTTATTTCTGGCGGCTTTACAAACCTCTGCTACGACGGGCAGAAATTCTTCGACACCGCCCATCCTGTTTAGCCGAATACGGACGGCACCGGTACCGCAACGGAAGTTTCGAATATCGTCGGAACCGGAAACGGCTCCCCCTGGGCTTTGCTTTCCCTTTCCGGAAGCCTCAAGCCGTTTATCGCGCAGCAGCGCAGCCAGCCGGAGTTTGATGAAATCACCGACACCAAAAACGACACGGTCTTCATGAAGGACGTATATTTGTACGGCATCCGCTACCGCGGCAGCTTCGGCTACGGCCTCTGGCAGCAGGCGGTCGGATCTAAGGCCCCGCTTACGGTGGCCAATTACGAAGCGGCCAGGCTTACCATGGAAACCCTAAAGCGGGACGGCGGCGATCCCCTGGGCATAGTGCCAACCCACCTGGTTGTCGGCCCTACCAACGAGGCTGCGGCCCGGGCAATCCTTTCGAGGGAGCTCGTCAACGGCGGCGAGNCCAACCCCAACTACCACACTGCGGAACTCCTTGTAGTCCCGCACATTTAAGGAGATGCATTCATGGAAAAAGAAAAAATCGCGCCGTGGCTTGAAAAGCTGAACGCCGAGCAGGACGGAAAGAAAAGAAACGGGATTGTCTCCGAGATGTGCAAAGAGCACAGCCTTAAAATCGGCGACGCCTGGAAGCTGCTCAAAGAAGCCGGCTATGGCTCGCAAGCGCCGGACAATCCGCAATCTGAACCGAATGCAAATACTCCAAATAACCAGCAGCCTGAACCGGTTGCTGAAGAGAAAAAGCAGCCCGTAACGCTTCGGCATAAAACCGAGTACCCGCGCTACCGGTGCGCCGGGCTTGCGCTTACGCAAAAACCGGAAACCTACCAGGTAACCGAATCGCAGCTGGCAAAGCTGCGGATCGATCCCTGGGTCGAAGTTGCAGACAGCAAAGAGGCTTAAGCGTAATGAATCCCCTGATTTCCGTAGGGCAGTTTCTATCTTTGCAACCCTCAACCGTTATCCTTCCGCAAGGGGACGACGGCGAGCCATGCGCGGAAGGGATAGAAGCCGCCCTGCGGCAATCTACGGGAGTCATTGTCGCCCACCTTCCCTGGCTCCTTGACGGGGACGGGGAAATAAAGCGCCCCGTAAACCCGCAGTTCGCAGACGCGCTTGAGGCGATCTGCGCCGACATCGCCCTTGACCGCCTTACCGACACAGTTACCAACAGCGAAAACCAGCGGAACAAATACAAGGAGAGCCTTGCCCTCCTTGAAAAAATCAACCGCGAATACCAGGGCGGCCTTGAGGGGCCGGGCTACCAGGGATCGGAAGTGGTAGCCGCCGGAAAGGACGGGATCGAGGACGGCAGGTTTTTTAAGAAAGGCGGGGGGTTTTAGTGGGCGCCGCGGTCGAGATAAACCTTCGGGACATAGAAAGGCTCCAAAGGAAATTCAACGATTTTGCCCTGTCGGGCGGCGACAAAGAGAGCTTGTTGACCAGCCTGGGCGGCGTACTTGAGCATCAGACATGGGAACGCTTTCAGCTCCAGAAGGATCCTTCCGGAGATCCCTGGCATGAACTAACCGAGGCGTACAAAAAGCGCAAAGGCCTTATTTCAAGAGGCGGCATCCTGAACCGGGAAGGGCATCTGATTGATTCGATTATAAGCCAGCCCACCGGCAGGGACAGCGTCCTTGTCGGCGCGACGGAGGAATACGCCGATTACCACCAGAGCGCGAAAGACAAAAAACGCCGCCGCGAGTTTCTGGGGCTAAGCACTGACAACATCGACGAACTGGAAAATGCCATCGACGTTTTTTTGAAGGGCAAAATAGCATGATTATTGATTTTGTAGGCATCCGCGACGAGGCTATAAAGCAGATAAAAGCCGCGCTCGCGAAAAATAAGAAATTGCACATAACATCGCACCCGGGCATGTTCAGCGAAGCCGAAATTAAGCGGCTTGCAAACCAGACCCCGGCGATACTCACTACCTTTATGCGCTACTCGGACGAGGAGAATACCGCCAGCTTTGTCAGCTGGGTATTGTACCGGGCCGACAGCAAAGACCGGCTGTACGACGGTGCGCTGAAAATAGTTTCAGCATTAGTCCCTGTTTTGCGGGGAATTGACGCGGAGTGGAGCATAGGCGGAGGTAAGGACATTGAAGCCGAGTGCCTGTATTCCGCGGCGCTTGACCAGATCAACGCAACCCTTTGGGGCGTCAGGTGGGACTGGCATATTAGAGACACCGTATTCGACGACGGCGAAGGCGGGGTCCGGCTCGACGACCTGGATTATTTTGAAGGCTACGACGCGACGCATCTCATTGGGGATGCCGCCGCTAAAGACACTGTGCATCTCTAACGAGATGCAAGTATAGGAGGGTTCAACATGCCGATACCGATGAGGCAAATTCCGGCTAACCTTTTGGTTCCCGGACAGTACCAGGAAATCGACAACTCCCTTGCGGGGGCGCAAGGCGATATTAAAAAGGCGCTGATGATAGGCTACAAGCTTTCGTCTGCGGAAGCCGAAAGCGGGAAGCCGCTCAACGTGCTTGAAGGGTTTAAAGCGCACCAGCTCTTTGGCTATGGAAGCCCTGCCGCCATTATGGCGGAAACCTTCCTGGCGCTTAACAAGGTGGAGGAGCTTTATGTGCTTCCCATTCCGGAGCCTGAAGCGGGGACTGCCTGGAAAAAGCGGTTCGCCGTCAGCGCGGGCAGCGCCGAACCGGGGGCAGTCAACATCAAAATAAACGGCCGGCTCTTTGAGGCGGCGGTCGCCGCCGGCGCGGACGCGCAGGCCGTCGCCGCGGCCATTGTCGCCCGAATCAACTCGGAGCTTACCCTGCCGGTTACCGCCGAAGTAGATTCTGAACATCCCGAGTCCATTGCCGTTATGTGCAACGTGAAAGGCATAGTCGGAAACAGCAACAGCGTCGGCATAGAATCCACAGCGCCCGGCGTGACGGTTGAAGAAGGGGCGACCACTGCCGGAACCGGCGCAACCAACATCAAGCCTTACCTTACAGGCCTGGGCGAAACGCGGTACAACTTTTTCGCGAGCGACTTCAGCGATTCAGGGAGCATCAAGTACAGCTCCGACGAGCTGGAATCGCGGTTTGAGGCAATGCGCCAAATCGGCGGCAGGATGTACATCGCGCTGGAGGGGAAGCTTGGAAGCAAAACCGAAGCGGGCTCGATGCTGTATAAGGCGGAGGACGTAAACTCGCCGCACATTGTCCTTTTGCCGCGAAGCGAAAACCCCGATCTGCCCTGCGCCTGGGCTGCCGCGTGGTGCGCCGTCGCCTGCCGCATCCTTGCCGACGATCCCGCCGCCAACACTTACGACACGAAAGTGACCGGCTTAATCGGCGGGCAGGACTTCTCTTTCTGGGAACGCCAGAAACTGCTTGAAGCCGGCATTGCCACTTACCGCCTGGACACAACCGGCAACGTGCTGATTGAGCGGCTTGTTACCAGCTACACCGAAAACACCGACGGCGGAAGGGATACCAGTTATCTCGATGTGCAGGTTCCCGAGACCGTCGACGCGGTCCGGACCTACATCAACGCCGAGGCGAAAAAGAGGTTCAAGACCTGGAAGCTGGCAAGCACGGAAGAAAACTTCGGCTCTGGCGCAAAAGTAATGACTTGCGGCGTGTTCCGCTCCTTCCTTTGCGAGCTTTACAGCGAGGTATTCATCAAAGCAAAACAGTGGTGCCAGGATTTTGAAAACTACAAAAAATCCATCCTGGTCGAAGTCAAAAAAGACAGCAAAACCAGGCTTGAGTACCTGCACCAGCCGAACCTTATAGGCCAGTTCTATATCGCCGCCGGGCTGCTGCAATTCAAATAAAAGGGGAAAACCATGAAACTCGAACGCGTTAAAAGGGTAATATCCGCGAAGCTTGGCGAGCTGCCTGTACAGGAGAAAGGGGCGACTTTTACGCCCGCCGGGCTAAAGCGCGAAACCAAGACGGGCGAAGTGCCGGAGAATACCGGCTACACCGAAAGCCAGACCTTTGCCAAACTGAAGCTGAAGCTCAACGCGACAGGCAAGCTCGGCATTGAAGAAATGAGCGACGTGGGGGAGGACACCCTCACTATCTTCACCACAGGCGGCAAGCAGTACATGATGCCTAACGCCTGGGTAATAGAGCCCGGCGAGCTGGGCGACGCCGAAATGGACATTGAGTACAACTCGGCAACCAGCCCGAGGCTGGCGTAAGGATAGGCGCATGGCAAAGATCGATCCGTTTGCGACAGAGACCGTCAAACTGCGAGTGCCGCTCACGTTAGGCGAAAGGACTGTAACGGAGCTGCACTTTAAGCCCCCGAAGCTTAAGGACGCGATGCGTACCGACAGGTACGAAGGCGGCACCGTGGCGGCCGCTACCGCCCTCATGTCAAGCCTTACAGGGGAGCCTGAATTTCTGCTTGGCGAAATGATCCCCGAAGACTTCGCCGACTGCTCGGTAATCCTTTCGAGGACCAATATGCGCTTTATGGGCCATATCAATTTGTTTGAGCAGGAAGATGAAAACCCTACGCCGGCGGCGAAGACGCCGCCGGATGCACCGCCGGGGAATTCGTCGACAGCCTCCGAAGAATGGCCGGAGAGCTCTTAATGCTCATGCCGTCGATCAGCTTCGAGACCGCTATGGATTTTACTTGGCATGATTTGAGCTGCTGGCATGAAACCGCCGTTTCCATTTATAACGACATGCACAGGACGCGGTAATGGCGGGCCAGCTAAAAGCCGCAGTAGAGCTATCCTTAAACGACAAGCTTTCAGGCGGCATGGAAAACGCCGGGGAGTCCGTACAGGAGTTCAAGGAAAAGGCGGTAAACGCCACAGAGTCTGTCGACCGCGGCATGGAGAACGCCGGGGAGGCTGCAGAGAAATTTAAGGGAAAGGCGGAAAGCGCCGCCAAATCTGTCGACCGCGGCATGAAGGACGCCGGAAAGTCCACGCAGGGCTTCAAGGAAAAAGCGGTAAGCGCTGCCAATGCCATAGACCAGGCGTTTTCAACTGCCGGCGCAAAAATAGCTTCTTTGGGCGTCGCCATAGGCGGGATGGCCCTTTTAAAATCAAGCATTGACTATGAAGACAGCCTTATCCGCATCGGCACTAACGCAGGGATGTCAGGCGAAGCGGTCAACCGGTTCAGGCGCGACCTATTGGCAATCGCGACCGAGGCCAAAGTGCCGGTTCAGGAGCTTGTGCAGTTCGGCCAGGTAGTTACGGACAATTCCATAAGCCTGGATGTAGCTTCAGAGGGAATGCGGTTCATGGCCGACGCGAT